GAACTTCACGAATCTTGTCCTTGAAGATCTCCTTGGCCTTTGCCAGATCCTCGGAAATGACTTTGCCACTTAATGACCATGCACCGCGAAAGTGACGGTCAGATGGAACGGTAGCCGTGGAAGCGTCAATCTGGTTCCCGTCCTTGTCTACGATGTAAGTTGTCGGCATTTTCTGCTCCTTTAAGCTGCCAGTTCATCAGAGATACGCCATGCGTTTCTCCACTCGCGTGTCCCCGGAAGCTGCTCCTTCCGACAGATCACCATCTTCGGGCGGTTGCCCTCGTCCCACGACTGCCACACAGACTGTGGTACATCCTTCTGGATGAGATATTCGATGGCCTCTTCTTCGGTCATCGGTCCCATCGGTTTCGTATCATGCAGCAAATAGCCGCGTGTGTGTTTCTTGAAGTCAGGCTGCGCCTCGTCCTTCGCTAATTCCCAGTATACCCACACCGGCGGCAGTATCCCACCCTGCAACGCACACGCCATCCAGTTGGGATCAGGGACCATCACCTTGGCGCACTCATCTACCTTGTCCTCGTACACGACACGGTAGTCTGACTGCACACCGTCAAGGGTTTCTTTTGCCCAGCAAAGCCGGTCCCATAGATGTGTGCCTTGAAACTCAGGGGTCACTGTCATGCGAGGTCTCCGTGTAATCCACTACCATTGGCCGTGTCTGCCGCAAGTTCATTATCATCATAAAACTTTACATTGTTTGTTGTAGATGTACGCGCTGCACTAAATCCATAACGTCTGCCGTTTTGTGCGCCAGTAGCATGAGATGAAAAGTTTTCAGAAGTCATTGCAGAGGTGAATGTGTAGGTGTAATTCCCTGTTCCATTATCTGTGCCACTTGATGTGTTAAAGCTGTCAGTTAATGCGGCACTACTGCTACCTAAAACCCACGCCTTCGCACTACCCTCAACAACAAAATTTGTAGCCAGCGAACCCGCAGTCGAGTGCGTCAGGGTATCTGCTTTGAGTGTGCCGAAACTCATCGCACCAACCACTCCTCTACATTACTTGATATGTCACGCAGTTTAATCCACCTGTCACCTGTTGGCTGTCCCTTTCGCAGACGCAGCTTGCCCATCAAACCGATTGCATCCCACTCCTTGCGTTCTTCTCTAGGGATGTAGGTAACAGATGCGTCGTAACCACTGCTCTCCTTCGGCCTTGTTTGATTTGATGTGACCACTGCATCGCTTGGAACGGTGATGCCATCTGGTACGCGGTCAGTGTAATATGTGTGTTCTATAGGCATAGCAGTCCCATCCGCAGGGGCTTCAGTCCAATTAACAAGGCTACAAGTTTCTCTAACTACTGTGCCGTAGTCGTCAGTTTCATGTTTGCCGTGCCATTTGTTCCAGCGACTGTCACCTACCACTGCCGGATGTGCAGAAACAATTCCTATAATAGAAGCAGCGGCATCGTCAGATGTGGCCTTGCGGACCTTGTTGCCATCCAAGACAACGCTGTAGCCTCGACGGTCTTCACTGCTGCTGTTGCCATCTGACCATTCAAAATATTCTGCATAGTCGGCCCCGCCGCCCGAAAACGAACCGTCCGCGCTAACCTGACCGTCACCGCGCACTTTGAATTCTAAGTCACCGCCGTTATTAGTACGCCACAAGGCAAAATTAAAGTCACTTGCGCCAGCTTTGACAGTTTCGACTTCTATTATTTGGTCTGTGTAGGAGCCATTAGAAGCATGTAGGAACTGTGTTATTTTATTTTCTGTGTTGCTTACCTTAAATCTGATGTTACCCGGCGTACCGCCGATACCTAAGTCACCATCGCTGTCGATACGCACTCGTTCTGACGAGTTAGTCGTAATTGCTAAAAAATTGCTGCTATGATCATAATCAATCCGACCCTCTCCATCGGATGATTGATCACCGAAATTTATACGAGAGTTCCCGTCGTTAGCTGACCGAATGGTAACATCAGTATTAGCACCGGATGCTGTCTGCTGAATGAGTAACATCTCATCCATGTTGGTCGCCCCAATACCAACCCTGCCGCTGCTATCGATACGCATCCGTTCGCTGTTGGCAGTCTTGATTTTGACCACGTCATTCGTGGACAGGTCGATGCCGCTGTCGTTATCGCCGCTGACGTTTACAACGCTGTCTGTCTTTACTTCACTCATGCGAGGTCTCCGTGTGTACAGCCATTTGTAACAAGTCTGTCTTGTAAACTGCCGCTATCATTCATTACAAAAATTTTGCTGCTTCCCGCTACATGGGTGCTGGCAGAACTCAAGGCACTGAGGTTTTCTGAATTGCAAGTATGAGAGTAATTTACACTCTGCATGGCATTCGTCCAATTAGGTGTATAAACGCCTGTACCGTTATCCGTAACAGATGAACAGTTGAAGCTATCACCAAGGGCAAGAGTTGATGCAGTTCCATCAAATATATAAAACGCTTTGGCTGCAATCTGCTTCGTCAGCGTGGCCGCCCCGCCGCCTGTACTCTGGATGGTATCTGCCTTCAACGTACTCATAGCGTCACCAATGTCCCGCCGCTTTCAACGGTCAGGGTTACGCCACTGGCTACAGTGAACGGGCCTGTCACG